AATAAATAAATTTTAAGTATATTATTTATAAATTTTTAATTTTCTTCTTCTTGTTGATGGTTTCTTTTTTAATTCATAACCTTCTTTCAAATTATAAGCATATTCAAAATAGTTTTTATAGTTTTCCTTTTTAACCTTTTCAATAGCTTTATCTACATTATTTTCTAATTGTTGATAATTTCCAACATTTCTATTTTTTTTCATGTAAGTTTTTATTTGGTTAAAATATGCTTCAATCGGTAAATTACTACGAGGTGTATATGGAACAGCAAATAAATATGTATTACCACTTTGAGTTATAGCATTTTTTATTAATTCGTTATTATGGCTTCCAGCATTATCTAAAATAATAAGATGATCTTTATAGTTTGGAAATATGTGTTTTTCTAAAAACTCTAATAATCTTTCTTTTGTCATACCTCCCTTTTCATATAATTCTTTCCCAACGCATTTTGTATTACTTATTGCTACTAATAAAGTAAATTTACGAAATACAAACTGATTTGATGTTTTTATAATACAACGCTTACCCAAATTACAACGACTATAAGTTGGTTTCAAAGCAGAACCAACACTTGTTTCATCCAAACAAATAATTTTGTTGATAGGAAATTTACGAACTTCAGTAAAAAATTTATTCATTTCATTTTCTTTCTCAATTGGTTTCTTATATCGTTCTTTTGGAAAATGTGCGTGTCTTGTTCGTTTTCTTGTTTTATTATTATCTCTAATAACTTGTCCTAAATGTTGAGGTGTAATATCAAACGATGGATACTTCCTTTTTATATCAATAGCTAATTCATTCATAGTAAGTTGTTCGTTTTGTTTCAATAATTCTAACGCAGTATTTACTTGTGGTTTAGTAATTTTATAAGATATTGGTTTTCGGTTTTTTCTTGTAAGATTTTTAGAAGTTTTATATTTATGTATCCATCTTTTTAGTGAAGATTTTTTACAATCAAAGATTTTACAAGTATTGTCATAACCGACATCATGGTTTAAGTAATAATTAACAGCAGACAATTTATAATCAGGGCTTTTATGTTTCATATAATAAATAGATAAAAATTATATTAAGCGTGCCATTTTAAATCTTCAAGGGTGTAAAGAGCGAATAGTTTAAAAAATAAGACATAGATTTTGTCAATATTACAAAATATTTCAAATTTCAAAAGCGAAAAGTATTTTGAAATTTGAAAATGGACAAAAAAAATGTCCAAAAATAGATTTTAAAAACGCTCTTACTGAGAAAAAATTTTGACTTGATAAAGAAAATTTATCGTCAGTGTTTAAACCTTCAATATACATTTTTGTTATGATATATTTTTATAAAAAAACTTAAAAATAAAATCTTTGGGTACATTATGGAGACATTAGGAGACAACCAGGGGACATATGTTGCCTTACTGAAATGTGAATTTTGCGATAAACAGTACAAAAATCGATCTGGATTATGGAGACATAAAAAAACGTGTCATTCCGTTTCGATAAACACCCCCAATTTAGCAACATCGGATTACAATTTAGCAACATCGGATTACAATTTAGCAACATCTGGCAACACTTTAGCAACAAATGATGCCGTCTCGTATACAATTATACATAATTCTGATGGTTTTACGTGTGATATCTGTAATAAGAAATATATTCATAGACAAGGGTTATGGAGACATAAAAAAAAGTGTATTAATATCCAGAAGCACGAAAGCATTTATAGTGAAAAAGAATTTGATAAAGATAACATAATTATGATGCTAATTAAAGAAAACACTGATTTTAAAAAGTTATTAATGGAACAACAAAGTCTTATGATGAAGGTAATCGAAAACGGTACAACGAACAATAACAATAGCAACAATACTACGAATTCGCATAATAAAGCATTCAACTTGAATTTATTTTTAAACGAGACATGTAAAAATGCAATGAATATTTCAGAGTTTATTGATTCCATTAAATTGCAACTTTCTGATTTTATAAACATGGGCGACATCGGATTCGTAGAAGGCATTTCCAATATTATAGTGAAAAAACTAAATTCTCTCGACGAAACAATTCGACCAATTCATTGTACAGATCAAAAGAGAGAAACCTTTTATGTAAAGGATGAAAATATATGGGAAAAGGATGACGATGAAAAGAAAAAAATCCAAAAAGTAATCAGAAATGTTTCATTTAAAAATGAAAATCTGATGAGGGTGTATAAGGAAACCTATCCTGATTACAATGACCCTGAATCGAAAAGGTCGGACCAATACAGTAAAATCATGGTGGAAGCGATGGATTGTAAAGAAGAAAGCAGAGAGAAAATCATCCGAAACATATCAAAGGCAACCACCATAAAAAATAAATAATCAAATAAGTTATTTAATAGCATTTAACTTATTTGTTAAATGTAATGAGCGAAACAGACATTTTATATTCAAAAGAAGGGTTTACATTTGCGAAAATTAAGAAAAACAATTACAGTTTGAATTTTCAAATGGGAAACAAAACCATCGTTCTCTCTAATATCATAGACTTTAGTTTAGTTAAATTAATATACGATTTAAATTGCGACATTTATGAAAATGCGAATTTAACGAAATTGGACGACAACAACGCGGTCATGTGTATGCTCATGAAACATCTATTTGAAGACCTCGGATTGCCTCAACGATTTTCCTATGTTCATATTACAAAATACGTTGAACCAAACAAAATCACCTTTATCTCGCAGTCTATTTATTCTGAACGACCGGAAGGAATGCCTGAAAGTGCTGAACTGATGCCTATCAAAAATATGGTTTGCGAATGTAATATTATGAATCCACATAAGACTGGTTTTTCATGTAATATTACATTTGAAGATTATATGATAATTCCTCCATTTGCGGAAAAAATGGTTGGGCTTATATTATTTAAAATATTTAATCGTGTAAAACAATTTATAGAGAATGTGCGAATGTAATTTAAAGATGTTTAAAAAATTGAATCTTTTTTATATAATTATAGAGGGATAACTACAAATAACGATGTTTAAACCTGTATTTATTCATGTAAATGATAAAGTTTATTGGCCTTGGTTATTTTCAAATCCAAACGCAATTCATATTTTAGAACAAAATTTGGAAAAAGTGAATTGGTCTTATTTATCTGAAAATCCAAACGCAATTCATATGTTAGAACAAAATATGGATAAAGTTCGTTGGATGTATTTATCTGCAAATCCAAACGCAATTCATATCTTAGAACAAAACTTAGATACAATTGTTTGGTTTGTTTTATCTCTTAATCCAAACGCAATTCATTTATTAGAAAAAAATTTGGATAATGTGTGTTGGTGGCGTTTATCTCTTAATCCAAACGCAATTCATTTATTAGAAAAAAATTTGGATAAGGTGTGTTGGTGGCGTTTATCTCAAAATCCAAACGCCATTCACATCTTAGAAAAAAATTTGGATAAAGTTGATTGGAAAAAGTTATCTCTTAATCCAAACGCAATTCGTTTATTAGAACAGAATCTGAATAAAGTTAATTGGCATTATTTATCTTTGAATCCAAACGCAATCCATATCTTAGAACAAAATCTGGATAAAGTTAATTGGTGGATGTTATCTGCAAATTTAAATGCAATTCATATATTAGAACAAAATCTGGATAAAGTTAATTGGGTTAATTTATCTTTGAATCCAAACGCAATTTATATTTTAGAACGAAATATGGACAAAGTTGATTGGAAACAGTTATCTGCTAATCCAAACGCAATTCATATATTAGCAAAAGTAGATAGAGATGCTATGCGTGAAAATTGCAAACCATTTGCGGAAGAATTAGCGGCTTATGTATTCCATCCTTTACGAATGCAAAATATGTCGACCGCATATGGGTTTGATTTAGACGAATATATGGAGTATTTTATGTAAATTTCCTAAAATATAATTAAATAAAATGTATTAATTTAAACATTAAATGTATATAAATAAAATGTTCAAAAATATAGTAAAGAATATTTTATTTATACTTAATGTCGGATTTATATTCGGCACAGAATATCTACTCTATTGTGCATTTAATGATTACTCCTTTTTTATTGACCGTCTGACGACGCGTTTGGCATCTATCAATATATTATCAGTAAAAGTGTTTCAGGCATTTGCCCTCAACAATAGTTTAATCGACGATGCCATGAATAACAAACTGCTGAAATTCACAGACAACGCGCCGTGGAATAAATCAGATATTAATGTTAAAGCGTTGAATGATGTTGCGGAACAATATGATCTTCATGTTGGTGAAGTTCCAATCAATTCGGGCATGATTTCGTTGGTCTTCAATGCATCGAAGAAATCGAATAGGAACGAAAAAGTCATCATCAAAATGAAGCGTGTACATATTCAAGAAAAATTAGATGATGCAATTGATAATTTGTTGTTCTCGATGTACATCTTATCATTTATACCCATAATTCATAAGTATCAGTTAGCCGAAGTGGTGTCTAAAAATGTCGAAATCATTAGACATCAGACGAATTTCTTGGAAGAAATAGATAATATGAACCGCGTTCGAGAGAATTGTAAGAATTTGAAGTACGTTAAAATACCCACGGCGATTAGAGAAGCCACCGAAGCCTATCCGGACATCATTTTAATGGACTTTATCGAAGGCATCAAAATAAACCAGATTAAAGAAGAAGACTATGACGGCTTTGCCAAGTTGGTTGTTAAGTTTGGATTGGTCACAACAATGATTCACGGCGTTACACACGGAGACCTTCATAGCGGAAATGTGTTGTTTATCAAAGACGAGAATGATGTAAAATATCCATACAAACTAGGTGTTATTGATTTTGGTATTATTTACGCGGTGAAACCACAATATAAAGATTTGATGTTTGATATTTTTACAAACCTAATGGATAGACCGGCTCGTGAAACGGCTATAACATTTTTAACGTCTGGGATTATAGAGCCGCCTGGTGTGTTGCGACAAATACCTCAACCCGATTACGCCAATATAGTGGATTTTACCGAAGAAATTATAGCGGAAACGATAACTTCATCGAAGATGGCAAACCAAATCCAAATTTACACATTTTTGTCGAAGTTGAAGGAATATTTGTCGAAGAGAGAAATGATGGAACTTGGTATAAGACTGAGCGATGATTTTGTAAAATCGCAATTGGTACTGGCTATGGCACACGGCATTACGCTTACATTATGTAAAGGAGATTTTATTACATTGATGGATAAATGTGTAAATGAGTTATTTCATACACAAATGTTAATATAAGAAATAAGTTTACCAAAGAACCCAATATGCTAAGTGTGCAGGAGTCCATTTCTCTGCGGTTGCCCATTTCGCATTTCTTACTCTAAATCTTTTTCGTCTTTCCGGATCCTTATGTTTATGCCAGTCTTCATATCCTTTCGCGCCAAAATGAACCCATTTGCCATCCGGGGTTTGAACCATAAATTTTTTTTCTTGTCTACTACTGTGATGCAACTTAACTGATTTGCCATAGTATTTTTTTAGAGCTTTTTCAACGGATTTAAAATACTCACTCATATAATAGTGAATTATAATATTAAAAGAATATAAAAGAATAAATCATAATTACTTATTAGAAATGCCCCGAGGCGGATTATTACAATTACTAGCTACTCAAAATCATAATATGAATCTTAGAAATGTATCACACGAATATCATACATATGAATCACAAGGATTAAGTAGTGTAATTATTGGAAGAATTGCTGATATAGTAGTTCCGGAATATTTGGAATTACATTTTTCTGACCCAAGTAGAGATAACTTACAAGATGTCAAAAAACTTACATTAACTATGACAATAGGTGGTGTAATTATACAACAATTTCCTTTAAGTTTATTAGTCAATTTAAATGAACCAATCATATGCGATGGTAAAATGTATATCAATTTATGTTTCGATATGCTATTCGGAGAACTAAAAATGGTAGGTCTAGAATATCACGAAGTATCATTTAATTTTATAAATAATTTAAATAATAATTTAAATTGTATATCGTGTTATGGTATCGTTAGTAAGTTGACATATGTAATTGCAGAAGAACGGCGCAATTTAGTGCAAAACCAGTTTGAAGATATCATACAACAATTTTCATTTATTGATGTAAAGAGAGATGACCCGAGTCAAACATCAGATAGTTGTGAATTGTTGTTACCATTTTGTCATATATCAAAAGGTTTTTTCATTGAATGCGAAAATGTAGATAATCTAAACAACCTTTTATTAAAATTCAATAATGAAGAAAGATTTAATTTGAATCGTTTTTTAATAAGAACCAAATGTAAAAAAATTAATTCAAACTTGTTATATTTTCCATTTAATTATGGCAAAGAATATACTGAAAGAACTGCTCAATCACTTGAAGGATCACCTAATTTATCTCGGATTGACCGTATATACATTGCGTTAAAATTTGATACATGTATTAACAATCTTAAAATTTACAGTTTACAATCAAACGTTTACAGACAGTTTCATTCTATGGGCCAATTGTTATACGCAGCCAACTTATGCAATGATGTATTGGTTATACGTAATAATGTACAAGGTCCATCTTACGTAAATAATGCTGTATTAGATAGACCACAAGGTCCAGTTTACGTAAGTAATGCGGATTATGATGCCAGAAATTTAACGCCTCCAACAATAAGAACGAGTATAACATTTAGCGAGCCTATTTTTAAACCGATTACACACGTGGATGCGTTAAATTGTCCGATATTATGCGAACCGATTGAAGCAAGATCAAGATATATGTCGTGTCATCAATGTGTAAATAATTTTAGCGAACATGCGTTAAAGCGATGGTTCGAAAGTAGAAGAGCAGGTCAAAAATCGTGCCCATTATGTCGAGTTCAGTGGTACAATTTTGACATTTATATAAACGGTGAAAGTATAGAACCTCAGCAAGAAGCATTAGAAACAACTGATACAACTATAAATATACAACTTCAATCGATGCCTTACTCTTTAAATCCATTAACCATTTAAAATTATATATATATATATAGTGCATGTCATTATTGGTACGAGTTCTCAAAAATATGTTTACAAAAAAAATCAAACCAATATCACTTCATATTATTGAAAATGACGAATTATATGTAAACGTGTCATCAAGTGATATAAGTGATTCAAGTGAAAAAAAATGTCTAAGCGAATTAGACAATTATAAATTAAATGTAAAATCAAGAATACATGATATAAAAACACCTCTTAACAATATTGTGTTGTCTGTGAATTCAGAAGAACATATATCAGAAGAAAATAAATTAAATATAATAGAAAATGCGTATATGATTAAAGACTTGCTAAATGATTTATTGAAGAATGAAAACAATTTAGAAGAATTTCAATTCAAACCCAAAAAAATACATATATCAAAATTAACAAAAAAAATAGAGTATCTCATGTTAAATGAATTTAAATCATACGACAAAGTATTAACGGTAGATATATTAGATTTAGAATGTGAATATTTTTATGGGGACGAAAAATTGGTAATAAGATTATTATCGAATCTCATCAAAAACAGTTTAAAATATAAAAGCGAAACGTTTACACCAATTCGATTAATAATAGAAAACATATTGAACCAACACACTCTAGTAACTAATATTGTAATTATAGACAACAACGACGAACTACCAGAAGAAATTAGGAAAAACATATTTAAGCCATACAATACTACGAATAACTCTGGTTTAGGACTTTATATATGCAAAAGAATTGTTGACTTACATAACGCAAACATAGAATATAAACGAATAGATAATACAAATAATTTTTTGATAACATTTAAAAATCAAATGCTAAGCACTCTATTTCAAGATACAGATTCATCTACAAGCGACCGTGAATATAATGTAATAAACAAAGTTAAAAAAATGGTCAGCAAATCACAGTTTGATTTAAATGAAAAGAAAAAAATTTTATTAATAGATGATTGTTTGGTAACATTAAAATTGATGAAATTCATTATAAATAAAATAGATAAAACACGAGTATTTGAAGTAAACACTTTGTCTCATATAAGCAAAGATTTTTATAGTGAAGTTAATAAACAAAAATTGGTTAAATATGATATAATTGTAACGGATTATCACATAGGAAATTACATATGTACAGAATTGTTGGATATTTTAATGAATGCCAATTACAAAGGTAAAATATATTGCATAACGGGAAATGAAGACCAACAAATTGTCAACGAATTAACTAAACGCCGCATACATGGAGTATATTTCAAGCCCATAAACTACGAAAATATAACAAATATATTAAATCTAGACCCACCAACTGCGACCTAATACTTCTACTTTGGAACCCTTTTTATACACTTGCATGTCTCTAACCTGATATAAATTTTCGAACCAATTATTGACAAGGGAGGTTGGTTCTTTAAGTTCTTTTTCGTAAATATTCTTTATGTGATTTCGAATATAAAGAATGCTGTCTGCGAGTTTTGACAGATTTTGGTCGCACGTTTTTACGTCGGGACGAAGTCCAACTCTATACAAAATTTCGGACCCCCATGCGACACCAATTCCGGATATGTTCGTTTGGTCGAGCATCAATCCGGCCAATTTTTTCTTCGATTTGCGCCAGGTATCGACTTCGTTTCGAATGGCCAAATCATCCGCAGTCATAAAATCGATACCGAGTTTTCCAATGTCGTCTTCTAATTTTTCATATGTAAGGTCGTCCCCGTAAAGCCAGCCGTTATTCACTTTTACTAGATTACCGTAATCGTTTAATTGAACTTTGCCGGTCAATCCAAATGACCAATTTTCTTTCGCGTCTAAAATAAACAAATGCTTACCATAGGATAGAGATTTCTGCTCATTAAAATGCGCATTAATAGCTCTGCTTAAAATCCAAACTTCTGGTCCCTCAGGCATTAAATAATATAAGTAGTTAATTTTATATTATTACAAATTGTTACATTTTAGAGCAACGCGTATTTTAAATGCCGACTTAATCAACAAAAAAATACGAGTGCTTCCTTTCGGATAAACTAAATT